ATTCTGGACATGCAAACTTACCTTCCCATGCTTCTGAAACAGTTTTAAATTGCCCTAGCATTTCACGTGTAAACGTATGCCTTACTTGCCCTACAATAGTTTCTGTACTCATATTACCTGCACGTAGGATACTGGGATACAGACTGTTCAAGTCCATACTAGCAAGCCATTCATGCATGCCTTTAACTGGTGTTGCAACATACGCACCTGCGGCCTGTGTGTTGCCTTCATGACTGCGTTTGTCAGGCACTTGCATACCACGAGCATGCGCCGCATTAATAATTGCTTGATCTGTTTGTGCAACCGCACCCATTGTTGTTTGCAACAACACAGTATTTTCATGTGCAAGTACGTTAGCCAAATCAATAAATTGTAACTTTTTATCTAGTTTTACAAGTAGATCAACGTCTTGTCTGTTATATCCAATAAACTTTTCAAAGTCATTGTTGTATAACTGATCCAGTGTGCCTTCATAGTCAATCTTTGTTTCGCCCAGTTCATATTCGCCAATAGCGTCCAAGCTATAACTGTGCATTTCATGATATGTATACTTGCGATACAGTTGCAACATATCCAAATGTACACGCCCTACAGTATCAAAAGTTTCCTGTGTTTTACCATAGCTCATATATTCACGCCGCTTGGGATAGTGATTCCACAAGCAAAAGCGTCTAGTGTGCTCTTTACCCAGCACACGTGCAACACGGTTAACCATGTAGGGAATATCAAAGCCTTCACTGTTCCAGCCAGTCATCACATCACAGTCATCAATCAGATCCAGGAATGTACCCAGCAAATCTTCTTCAGTGTCCATTAATAATGTGTCTGGAAATTTATCTACAATTTTTTGTGCAGTTTCTTTATCCAAGGTCTTGGGAGCAATAGCCAAACAAACTGTACGATTAAGCCAGTTTAAATGTACAGCAATACTAGTTACTGGATTAAATGGATCGCTAGGATCAGCAAATCCAAAGTCTTTATTAAAGTCAACCTCAATATCAAAAAATGCAATGTTAAGTTTGGGAGAATCCTGATCTTTATAGTTTTCTGCCAGACAGCGGAATACAGGATTCATGTCACTTTCATAAAGTTGCTTGTGACTGTAAATCTTTTTCTCTCGTTGAAATGTTTTGCCGTTAGTCGCTACAACACGAGTAAGCGGCTCACCCCAAATGCTTCTAAACTTGCCTTTGGGATCAGGATAGTAGAACACGTAACGTGCAGGATATTGCAAAAACTTGCGTTTGCCATCCTTGCGTTCTACAATGTTGATAATGTCACGATCTCTATCAATGATACCGTCTACATAGCTCATTAAGTAACAAGTCCTAGTACATAAATTACGGTTAAAATAATGTTCATCCACAATAGACTATTTTCTTTCCATACATAGCCTACTGCGATCCACAGTGCATTACCAACGATAAATGCCCAGTGGTGTAAGTATAATTCTGGCACAAAGCTAGCCAAACAAGCTGCACTAACAAGTACAACTGTAGCCAACCAACTTAGCCATTGATGCGGTTTCTTTTCTACCACCATCCGATTGCCTTTCCGAACCCTAATACATTAACACAGGCAAAATATGCTGTCAACAAGAATGGCCATGCAAGTTTACGTCTGTGATATGCATAGATAGCTGTTACACTTCCTATGAAAAATCCAGGGTATACAATACGCATGTCTGGTTGATCAGCATTTAATGCCAGTGTTAGACTAGCAGCTACTGTAAATACAAAACTGACGAGTTCATAGTAAAATGCAACACGATCAGTTTCATAGCTGCTACGCCAGAAGTTTATGATTTTATTCAAAGAGTTCTGCCAACTGTTTCGAGAATTGTTTCTAGTTCGTCAAAGTCATCTTTTTGCTTGGTAAATTCTGCTTTATAAGCAATTGTGATAGCTTTGTTTAATACTGCGGGTTTGATATCAAGTTCTTCAGCAATTGCACCGACTGTGTCTTTGAGACCGTCACGCAATGCTTCCATTTCGCTTTTTACTTGAATACCTTCGTTAATAAGTTGCTTGAGTTTTTGGACATCTGCATCCGTAAAAGTTTTGCTCATTATGAGATTTACTCCATTTGGGTTAATAGTATGTCATATGATAATGGGATCTGGCCCGTTTGTCAAGTGTTTTTATTCACTTTTCCAAATAGTCCAAGCACCATAAGCAATAGCACCGTAGGCTGCTAATTTAGCAAAAGGGCCTGCGATTAGTATTACTAGTCCTACTGCAATAAGTACTGCACCATCCCAACTCGTACGTTCTTCAATTCTGCTGTTAATCCATTTTTTAATCATTTTCTTACTCCTATAAAATTATTTTGCTGGCGCTGGCTTTTTTCCAAAGATTCTATCATAACCAGGATCTTCGTCATATGCTGTTGCCCATTTGTTTTCAGTAAATTCTGCAAAATCAATTAAGTCATCAACATCTTGTGAAAGCTCTGTTAACCATATACTATTTTCTTGTAACATTTTTTTCATATCAGCAATGTCACGAGCCATGTTAACTTCGTCTTCTACAGCCATCTTACTTGTAAGTTCGCTTACTTGTCCTTTGAGTGTTTCTATTGTTTGTGCCTGTTGTGCAGTCCACCATACAAACGCACTCACTTGCATTACTATTGCAATAACTACACCTATTCCAAATTTCATATTCATTATCCGTCTCCCATCATATCAATTAATGGAGGACCATATGTTCCGCCTGCCCATGCAAGTGCTACAATTGTAATCACTCCATATACTAGCCATTTCATTTTGAAGTCATCAACTTCCATTTTTAATGCAACTAATTCGTTACCTAAAATTCTTACAGCAACTTCTAGTTTGCCTTTATCGTCTCCAGTTGTACTCATTTTTTCTTCTCCAGTTTCTCTAAACGAGTTTCTAGTTCGTCTATTTTTTTAGTTACGTGTGGATATTTTTTACGCCATGCATCATCTGGTTGTTGTAACCAAGTCCATCCCCAACGTTCTACTAGATAGTCAACTATTAAGTCAAATTTAGCATACAACCACAGTCCAAGTCGAGTACTCTGAAAATATGTGCTAAATGCTAACCCAAATAAACTGCCTACTAATGCTGTATAAATCCACAGCCTATCGCTGGCCATTCTCTCTATCATTTCCCACATTTTCACTCTCCCTTGTGCATTCATTACATCTACAATAGTCGCATACTTTTATATTATATACACGACTATCGTAGTCAGTTTCCTGTCTGTATAACTGTGTGCCACAATGTGACTCATGTCCACAGTTCTGGCAAGCCATTATACTATACCCATTTCCCGTAGTGTAGCTGGACCAACAATACCATCAGGTACTAGTCCACGACTACGTTGCCACTGCATCACAGCCGCTTCAGTTCCTGGACCAAAGATACCGTCTGCTTTAGCACCTAATACTTTTTGTACTGCCTTAACAGTTTCACCCTTGCTGCCTTTTTTCACTGTACTGTGTTCAAAAGGTGGTGGGCTCCAGTGTCCGCCTAGCACTTCCAATGCATGTTTATAATGCTTTTTACGGTCGTCTAAACCAATTGTGCCACCATTAATACGTTTTGTAGAACCAACAACATCTTGCTTGTCAGCATATTTGTTTAGTCCGTTTGTATCCCAGAACCAACATGCACTTTCCAGCGCACCTTTTTTAGTTTTAAGATATTTGATTGCTTGTTCCGCACTAAGGCTCAAGCTCTCACCAAATTTAGTGTAGTTGTGACGTCCAGTCAATTGGATAACACCACGACCGCGGAAGCGCCATCCGTCACCACTTGCGGTGTCGCCATTGTCCATACGGTTTGCATATACTACGTTTGCAATTTTTTCAGGCTGACGATGATAATCTTGTGCATTACGTCCTGCCTTGACAAAGTACTTGGGGAATACAGCGTTTAATCCTTTAGCACTGTAGTTCAAGTTCTCTTCGGTAATTCTAAAATTGTTACTCTCATGAGCGCATTGTGCAATAAACATTGCAACACGATTTACGGTATTGATGTCATAGAACGGAAGGATTTCCTCCATACATTCGAACCATTCCTCGGCTTCTCCATTGCCTTTTAGCAACTCTCTTACCTGGTCTGCATTAAAGTCGAATTCAAAACTCATTAGCTTTCCTCCATTTATATATGTAGTTATTTATCTGTAATAAAACCCCAAGCGTGGATTAGCCAGTGTTCCGTCAGCATCTTCGAAATTCGCCTTAAATATCCATTCTTTCATTTCATTATACATCATGTGTTGTTCCATTTCTGTATCTTTCCAGACTGGTATAATTTCAGTTGCACCTTTGGGGAAATCTAAACCATGTCTACCGTGTATTTCAATTATATGTCCACCAACGAACTCAATATTAATATGATGTGCATCCATTGTCTCATGTATCCAACTTGGCAACTCAAACTCTGGCACCTTGTCTAGTTTTTGCCATCTACTAAATCTGTACAATTCTTCAGGATTATTCCAGCCTTGGCATGCATCTACTGGATACAGTTGACCTTTACGCCAACTGTAATTGATACTGATATGATTGCCGCGAAACTTTTCACACCAGAAATAACCCGGAGGCACGTCATGATTAGTGTTTTTTTCTATACGTTGAATATATGCTGTGGCTCCCATGCCACTTAAATTAATAACAGGACGTATGACATAATCAGTTGTTTTAGTTACCGGACACCCTGCTGGTCCGCAATTATAACCTAGTCGTAAACTCAAGTCTAGCTTGTTGTAAAGACGACGAAAGGCAGGAACATCCTGCCAAACTTTATAATCATCCATTTATTTTGCCTTATTACTTACGTTTTTGGCTTTGCCTCGTCGGTCTGCATTTGGATCTTTTGTTTTTTTACGTTTAACTGCACGGGCAATTCCAGCCTTACCATCTTTTTTGCCATCTCCATCGGAGTCTGCATTACGTAAAGCTGCTGCTCTACTTTTGCTTAGACATTTAGGTTTACCTTCACCAGGTTTACTGTCGCCACATTTACCTATACGCTCGCCTTTGGTATTATAACGGTCCCAGCCGCCGCCACCGGCGCCGCCTTTTTTACCTTTACCAAACC